CGAGAAGCTGCTGAAGAACACGCCGCGATTCACCGACCTGATGCGGCACCTCCTCGACGCGCTCTGGTACGGGCGCAGCGCGGTGAACATGGTGTTCGGCAAGCACGGCGAGACGGTCTACCTCCGAGACTGGCTCCCGATCCACGGCGACAGCATCACGATGACCGAACTCGGGCAGCTCGGCCTGAAGGTTGGCCCGCGTTATTACACGCAGACCATCGGCGGCGCGGCCCCGGACACCGACAAGATCAACGGCACGGTGGTCGGTTGGGACAGCCGCGTCCTGCCGCTCGATGACGAGCAGCGCAGCACCATCGCGCTCCACACCTATCAGCCGCAGGGCGTGGACTTCGATGACCCATACGAGGCCGAGAACGCCTACCTCGGTCGAGGTATGCGCGACCTTGTGTGGTACTACTGGTCGCTCAAGCAGGCCGCGCTACAGAACTGGGCGACCTACATCGAGCGGTACAGCATGGGCATCCGAGTGGGCAACTATCCAGTCGGGAACGACGCTGCGAAGTCTGACATGGAAACCGCCATGCAGAACCTCCTCGGCGATGTCTCGGTGCTGATCCCGAAGAACGGCGACGGAACCGACGCGGGCTACGACATCAAGATCCTCGAGCCCAACGGCGGAAACGCCGAGGCTTTCGCAAAGATGGTGGAGTATCTTACCGAGAACATCAAGGAAGTGATCCTTGGTCAGACCGGAACATCGCAGGCGGTGACGAGTGGGCTAGGCAGTTCCATTGGCGACCAGCACGCGCAGACGCTGAACCGCCAGTTGACCTACATCGCAAACGCGCTGGGCGAAACCATCACGCGCGAAATCGTCACGCCGCTCTATCGGTTCAACTTTGGCGACGATGGAACGCCGCCGCAGTTCTCGTTCAGCGTGAGCAAGCCGAACCCCGACGAGTACATGAAGGCCATCGAGTCCTTCACGAAGTTGGGCGGTCGCGTGTCCGAGCGCGAGGCCCGGAAGGTGCTTGGACTGGCCGAGCCGGAGGACGATGAGGCTGTGCTTCAGGCTCCTGCCGAGGGCGGCATGGGCGGTATGCCCGGCCTCGATCTGCCGCCGATGGGGCCGGAGAGCGAGCCGGAAGGCGACGGGCCTACGCCGTTCGGCAAGGACAAGTTCGCGCTCTCGGATGTTGACCTGACCCCGACCGAGGAGATGGCGAGCGCGGCCCGTCGCGGCCTTGAGCTGCGGAAGAAGCACGGCAGGGGCGGCACGGAGGTAGGCGTGGCGCGTGCCCGCGACCTGTCGAACCGCAAGACGCTCTCGCCGTCCACCGTGCGCCGGATGAACTCCTACTTCGCCCGTCACGAGGTGGACAAGCAGGGCGAGGGATGGGGCGAGGACTCGGCGGGCTACATCGCGTGGCTGCTTTGGGGCGGCGACCCCGGCAAGGCGTGGGCGAAGCGGAAGGACAAGGAACTTGACCGCGCCGAGGGCAAGGACGCGAACGCCGCGAAGGACGATGCCGTGAGCCGCAAGATCGCGCTACTGCGCGACGAGGGCTACCCGCAGGATCAGGCCGTGGCTATCGCGCTCTCCATGAAGCGGCGCGGCGAACTGCACACGAAGAAGGGTCGCAAGACCACCGCCGCAAAGCGTGGCCGTAAGGCAAAGGCCAGTAAGCCCCGCCGCCGCAAGTGACCGAGTTCGACCGCATCTACAAGCGCGGGCTGCGCGAGGTCGCGCGGTGGTATCGCGCCGCCCTTGCCGCGCAGGTGCGCGAGGAGCCGGAGGACGCTGCCGAGGCGTGGGAGCGGTACGGCGAGGCGTTGGGCCAGGTGCTGACCCTGACCGTCCTAGCCGGGCAGGCGCGGGCCTACGCGGCCACGAAGGCGCAGGGGAACGAATGGGAGCCGGAGGAGTGGCCGGACGAGAAGCCGGACACCTTCGCGGATCGCGTTGCTAAGGTGGGATTCACGCCCGGCGTGTTTTGGGAAGCCCTGCGGGCCTTCCGGCGGCGCATCCCGCGCTCGTGGACGGAGACACGGCGCATCCGGCGCGAGATGCAGCGGCTCGCCGACCGCATCGCACGCACCGAGAGCCGAACGGCCCTACGCGACTTGACCAGGCGATTGGAGGCGTTGCGGGCCACGCTCGACGGCTCGTTCCGCGTCAAGGGCGCGACGGCGGCGCAGGCGAAGCGACTGAAAGAACTGATCGCCCGCAGCATCGAAACCAGCGCGATGCCGGCGGGTCTGAAGACGGGCGGGCTGTCAGGATTCATCCGGCGGGCGCAGGTCGAGGGCATCGTGGGGATGACCACGGCGCGGATGGAAACGGTCTACCGCACGAACACGGCGACCGCGTACAACGAGGCCACTGCCGAGGTGATGGACAAGCCTGCCGTGGCTTCATGGGCTCCCCTGCTGCGCTTGGTCGAGATCCACGACAGCCGGACGCGCGGCGCACCGGGCGGCGTGTACCGTCGAAAGGGCGACAGCCGGAACCCCGGCTCGCATTGGCAGATGGACGGCTACATTGCGACGGCTGCGGACTTCAAGCGGCAGGGGCTCGTGCCGCCCAACGGCTTCAACTGCCGAGGTGCGCTAACGCCCGTGACCTTTGACGAGGCCCGCGAGATGGGTTTCGTGCGCGAGGACGAAACGCTAGATCGGAAGGCACTTGCGCGATATAACGCAGCACGGCAGCGCATCATCGACAGAGGCGAGTACCCCGACCCCGGATTCAAGCGATGAACACAGAAGACAAGTTCTACTTCGGAAAGCCCGGCCAGCCCGAGCGGTTCGGCCTTGAGGATGCGTGTTGGGAGGGCTACGAGCCTGTCGGCACGAAGCAGAAGGACGGGCGCACCGTGCCGAACTGTGTGCCGATGAAGAACGCAGCGGGTGGCGAGGAGAAGTTTGCAAATGAATTGAAGGTGGGTGATCGTGTCCACGCAGGTCTAGCGACGGCTGGAGGTGCTGGATTCAGAGGACGAATCACTAAGATCGAAGATGGGTACGCATTTATTCAGTCCGAAACAACGGACAAATACGGCCCACAAACCTACAAGGCTCCACTACGGCTGGTGACAAAGATGTCCCGCCCCGGCCAGCCCGAGAAGTTCGACGCATCCAGCCTTGAGCGCGGCGCGTTTGCCGAGGCAAGCAAGTCGCCAATGCTCGGCAAGTTGCTCGCGGCGAAGGCGATGCCGGACGGCGGATGGCGGGCCGTGCAGGTCGGCAGCGACACGCTCGTGATTTCGTTTGAGGACGCAGACCTTGCCCGCGATTTCGGGCGGCGGGTCGCGTCGAAGGGCTACAGCGCAACCAGTCCCGTGGCTACCACCGGACGCTATTGGAATGTGGAGGTGAAGAATGGCAAGTGACATCGAATCCCGAGTAATGTCGCTGACGCGACGCTATGGCTTCAAGCCAACGCGCGTCATTGTGCGAGGAACACACGCCACGATTCTGTTTGAAAATCAGAAGGGCGAGGCGAGTCGATATGTCAGTCAACTCAAGCCCGCAATGAAGCAAATGGGCGTTCCGGAAAACGCGATGAAGTCGCGTGAGGTGTCGCATCCAGCCGAAGCGGGACTACCCGCCGAGGATGTTGGCGTGGTCGAAATTGACTTTAGCCGAATGCTGGAACGCGCCTCCCGCCCCGGCGCGAAGGACACGATGGCGCAGCCAAAGTTCAAGGTTGGCGATAAGGTTCGTAATACACACGGCGATGTGATTGGAATTGTGGCACAGATGTGGACGGACAACAACTCGGAACCCGTGTATCGACTTGTTGATGAAAGCAAGCTTGGTATCGGTCAGTTCAAGGAACGACACTTGCTTCGCGCCTCCCGCCCCGGCGTGAAGGACACGATGGCCGTCGAGGATCGCTTCTACTTCGGCAAGGAGCGGTTTGCGGAAAATGTCACCTACACCGTGGCATCTTTCATCGGCTCGCAGCCCGTGGGGCAACGAAGTGTGAAGTCTCTTGAGGAAGCAAAAACGCTCGCAAAGCAAATGCTTGCATCCGCAAAGGGGAGTGCGAAGGGTCAGCCCGTGGTTGTCGATGTCTACCCCGTTGTGAATTACGAGCCAAAGGATTCGATCTTGGCTCTCCGGGCATGACCATGCAAGCCTCCCACACCGTCGAGAACACCTCGGAAGGCAAGGTTCGCATCAAGAACCTTGAGTTGTTCATGGGCTTCGATCCGTCCATTGACTCGGACGAGGACGAGGCCATGCAGGCGTATGACAATGGCCGCGTGAAGGACATCGTTTCCCGCACGGGCAAGTTCATCTCGCGCGGCTCGCGCCCGAAGCTCGTCATCGAACACGAGAAGGACGGCAAGCCCACTCGGCCCGAGGCGGTCGGCGACATCACCAGCGTTCGCTACGAGGAGCGCAACGGCGTTGCCTATGTCGTGGGCGATGTCGAGATGCCGAAGGAGGCGTTCGATTCGCTGCTGGCGAGCAACGCCTACCCCCGCCGCAGTGCGGAAATCTGGAAGGACAACCATCTGTCGGAGGTGGCTCTGCTCGGGCGTGACACGCCGCGCAGGCCGCTGCCGGACACGAGGTTCACGAAGCATGGCTCGAAGGTGGTCTTCGAGCGGCCTATGGGAGTCGTGCGCGTTTCTATTGACTCCAAGGAAACTTTCGATGAAATTGGCGTGGGCGGAGGTCTGAACACCTTCATCCCGTCAGGAACCAAAGGAAAGAAAATGCCGAGCAAGATGAAGAAGCAGATGGAGCAGCATGACGAGGAGGCCAAGAAGGCTCTCGCCGCCGCCGCTACAGAGTGTGCCGCTGACGAGGATGAGGACGAGATGGCCGCAGAGGCCGACGCTGCCGCGATGGCTGCGGAGGGCGATGAGGCCGAGATGGCCTACGCCGCCGAGGACGCGGAGAAGTTCGAGGATGCCGTCCATGTGGACATCGGCTCCCACTCCGGCGAGGAGGAGGAGGAGGAGGAGGAGATGGGGGCCGCTTACGGCGGAAAGGCCAAGATGAGCAAGAGCAAGACGAGCGAGAAGGCTCTGTTCGCCCGCGTTCAGGAACTCGAGCGTCAGCTCCGACTGGAGCGGTTTGGCAAGGAAGTCGACGGCATGATCCGCGACGGCTACCGCTGCGGCAAGTTCCGCAACAGCATGGTCGAGGAACTGGCCGACAGCGGCAACCCCTCGGCGAAGATCGCGTTCTGGAAGGCCACGATGGCTCGCAACCCCATCAATGTGCCGACCGTCGCGCAGCACACCGTGACCGACGAGGGTCAGCCCTCAATGGACATCAAGGCCGCTACCGCGCGTGCGGTGCATGAGGCTGCGGGCGACCTCGCCAAGTTCAAGAGCCTGTTCGCAAAGTACAGCGGTCAGAAGACCGCCTGATCGAAAGGAAACAGACCAATGGGATCTTTCTCTGACACTCCGGCACTCATCGCGGGCGGCACGATTGCGCCGTTCCGCTTCGTCAAGGTTTCGACCGCTGCGGACGATACCGGCCTTCAGGCTGCGGAAGCGAACACCACGATTCTCGGCGTGAGCGACGGCAGCACCAATGGCCCGACGAGCGCGAACCACGCGGTGAGCGGCGATCCGATCACCCTTCAGGGCGGCGATGTCGTTCTCGTGCAGTGCAGCGGCAGCATCACGCGCGGCTCGCTGGTGGAGTCCGATGGGAACGGCAAGGCGCAGACCGCCACGACCACGACTGGCTCGCGTTTCCACGGCTATGTCGCCCTTCAGAGCGGTGCGGATGGACTCATCATCCGCGTTCAGAAGGTCAGCGGCTGGCGTTACTACCCGTGATCTGACAGCCAACCCCCAAACACAAGGAGCAATGACAAATGGCTGAATACGGAATTGGCGGTGGGCTGAACACCTTCATCCCCACCTTCTCGGCGGCGACTGGTCAGATTCAGGTCGAGTTCACCCGCTCGGTGAACCGCTTCCCGATCACCCAGTACGCGCAGATCGTGCCTGTGCAGCAGATGAGCGGCTACTACCTCCGCATCGACGAGGAGGAGACTGCTCGCGTGGTCAACACGCAGGATCTCCAGTGGCCGCTCGGCGAGGATCGCCCGACTGGCATCAACAGCGACCTCGACTGGACGCAGTGGACGGCGCAGCGGTTCCAGTCGTCTTTCGCCATCCCGCAGGAGACTGCGCGGCAGGCGCAGTGGGATGTCGTGGCTAGCCACGCTCGCATTGCTGCTGCCAAGATGATGACTCACCGTGCGTACCGCATGGCGAACCTCATCACGACCGCAGGCGTGTCGGCTGGTAGCGAGACGATCACGCAGCCGTGGACTACGGGTGTGAACTACTTTGCGAACACCACGGCTCTGACGGGTGGCGCGGTTCCCATCACCAGCAGCGGCGATAATGTTCAGACGATCATTCGTACCGCGATTGAGAAGATTGTTCAGAACACCGTTGGCGTGGTCGGCCCGCAGGACATCTACCTGATTGTCAACCCGACCACTGCGCGTCGTCTTGCAGGTAGCGAGGGCGTTCGCGATTACATCAAGAACACCCCGCACGCTCTGAACTTCCTGAAGGGTGACACGACCTTCGCCGCGTACGGCCTGCCGCAGAACCTCTTCGGCCTCGGCGGCGTGGTGGTGGATGACACGGTGCGCGTTTCGACCCGCAAGGGCGGCGCGAACACCCGTGGCTTCTTCTACGGGAGCGGAATGTACTTCGTCAGCCGTCCGGGTGGACTGGTCGGCAACGAAGGCCCGTCCTTCAGCACTTGCTCGGTCTTCGCCTACGAGGACATGACCGTGGAGACGCTGGAAGATCCGTGGAACCGCCGCATTCGTGGCAGCGTGACCGACAACAGCGCGGTGGTCATCACCGCTCCGCTGTCCGGCCTTGCTCTCGCGGACTGCACGACCTGACGCGGCCCTAACGGCAGCAACTAACGGGCCGCTCGGCTAACCACCGGGCGGCCCTCTTTCTTGGAGGATTGACCTATGCCGATGGCGCAACTCCTGTCGAACAGCAACTTCGCGCTCTATGCGGACGCTCGGCTGCTCGCTGAACTGGCATCTGACACGAACTCGGATGGCACCGTGGCCTCGTCCACGATCATCACGGAAGCTCTGCTCCGGGCCGGGGAGGAGGTCGCGAGCGCGGCCACCCGGTCGAACGCCTACACCGTGGCCGAGATTGAGACGCTTGGCACGGACGGGAACGGGATGCTGCGCGGCCTCGTGGCCGACTTGGCCCTCTGCTTCCTGTTTGAGCGGCGCGGCGGCGATGTGCCCGAGAGCATCAAGGCGAAAGCCATGCGAGCGAACGAGACGCTGAACGACCTTCGTGACGGGAAGCGAGTGTTCGCGGTGGATGTCAACCGTGGGGCCGGAACGGCCACGGTCGCCATCATTTCAAGCAGTACTCGCGGAAGCCTGTCGATGACCGCCGATTCGACCTTCTTCCCGACCCGTCGCACGCAGGCGTACTGATGGATCTTCGTGCGAGGCTCCTGAAGCGTCTACAAGCCTCCGAGGTCGCTCGCATCCTCGTGAAGCAGGCGCAGGCCCGAATCGACTCCCGAGGCGCGGATGTGGGCGGCTATGCGGCCCTGTGGGCCGACACGGCCACGGTGACCATCGGCAAGGGCAAGAAAAAGCGAACCATCGACCACTACCGCAAGGGCGGGGTGCCGCTCAAGGACACGGGCGACCTGTACCGCTCGCTGACCGCTGAAACGACCGCGACCGGGAGCGGCATTCGCATGACCTTGCAGGGCTCAATTATCGCTGCGTTCCATCAGCACGGCTTCAAGACGAGCGGGCCAAACTTCATCCCGTTCACCCGTGGCGCGGTGCGGCGTGACCCCAAGGCCATGAAGCGCGGCGAGTACGCGCTCGCTCGGAACGGCGTGACCGTGCCCGCCCGCCCGATCTTCGCCATGCCGCAAGCGGCCCGCCGAGAGGTGGCACGGGCTATCGCTCGCGCCCTCGGAGCGCGTTAGAGTATCCCATCGGAGGACTTCCATGCCCGTGATCCTGAATGTGACAGGCCCGCACAAGATCCTGTGGGGCAACGCCGGAACCACTCCGGCAACCGAACTCGGTCGAACTGATAACGACGATCTGTTCAGCATCGACATCGAGTACCAGTACAACGATGTTTTCACGAACGAGTTCGGCAACAACCCCGCCGATGCGATCCTGATGGGCGCACGGGCGTTCGTGAACTTCACGATGGTCACCTATGACCCTGACCAGTTGGCTTCGCTGCTTCAGCGGGTGGATGGTCAGAGCGGAAGCACGACGAACACCTTCTACTTCCCCAAGGTCGGATCGCTCGCCTACGACCCATCGGGTGCGCTTCTTGTCGCCCTGAAGGTCGATTCCGACATTACGAGCGCACCGCACTACACCGTGGATCGGTGTCGGCTCATCACCACGACGGTGAAGGACATCGGCAACAAGCCGACCCGAGCGGGTTTCAAGTTTGAGATCCTGCCGGGAACGACTGGTGCGAGCATCTACACGCGCTCGACCTCTTGACCGTAGGATGGCCGCATGAACAACGACGATTTCAACATCAGCGTCCAAGTCGGAGAGGTGCAGTTCCAGATCGACGGTCTGCTCGTCATGGCAGAGATCGCCCTGACGGGTACGCCGGAGCCGACGAACGCGCAGCTCATCGAAATTGTGAAGCGGTGCCTGCGCCCGAAGGATCAGGCAAGCGCGGTCACGGACGCGGAAGCCCTTGCCATCGGCCTGCGGGTCAGCATGAAGCTCCGCGACTTGGGAAAAGCACTCGCGCCGTAAGCCTCTTCATGGCTGTTTACGGCGTGTCACCTTATGCCATGCCGCCGGAGATTGCGATGGGTTGCATGATGAATATGCGAATGGTGCATGGATGGCGTGCGACCCCGCTGATGCTTGCCATCGGCACGGCGTTCGGCAGCAAGGAAGCCACGGCTGAATTGAACCGCTCGCTGTTCGCGACGGACACGAACGCCGCGCCCACGGCGCAGCAATTGATTCAGGAACTCAAGATGGGGATGCACCGATGACCGTCTCGCTCACCACGCTCTACAATCGCCTCGGCGGGCATTTTGGCATCGCCAAGACGCAGCTCGACGCGCGTGCGGGCATTGTCACCCGCGTGACCAACCTCGACGCGCAGTACACGGCGGCGACTCGGTATATGTACACGCCGCTGCTTCAGCGGTTCCTGTCGATCTACAACAGCACGGACGCAACCATCAGTGCGGCGGTGCAGGGCGGCGTGAAGACGCTGACGGAGATGGTCAACTCGGACAACGCGAACATCCCGAAGCAGACGCTTCCGGCCATGCGTGAACTGGTTCGCCAGATGCGGGCTGGCAGCACTTCGCTGCTTCAGAACACGGTGACGATTGGAGCCGTCTCTCGCACCGGAACCGGAACGGGAACCGTCGTGTTCAACACGAGCCCGTCGCAGATGTCGCGCATCGATACGCTTCAGTTCGAGTGCATCAGCGACACGACCACCGGATCGGTGGCGGGTAGCGAGGTGTTCCGCGTGACCGGAAGCACGCCCTACCCGAGCATTACAGACAGCCAATGGCCTGGGGGAACGGGGCTGAACACCACGATGGTGTCCTCGGATTACACGAATCAGAATCTCCTCACGAACGGTTCGTTCGAGAACTGGACGAGCAGTGCGCCCGATGGGTGGACGCTTTCGATGCCGACCAGTTACATCGCGCAATACACCGCGAACCCTCTGCGGAACTCGTCCGCGCTGTTGATTCAGAACAGCGCCGGGCCTGTAGTGATGACGCAGCAGATCGGAGGCACGACAGCCATCGGGCCGGGAAAGCGTGTGGTGTTCGGATTTTGGGCACGGCGAGTCGCTGGGACGGCGACGGCTGATGTCGAAATGGAATTGCAGACGAGCAGCGGAACGGGCTACGCGACCGTGACCGCGACCGCTGCTGCGATCAACGCGGCGGGATCGACATGGACGCTGTACTCCGGCTCCTATCAGCACGCGTGGACTGCGCCAGAGGAAACGGTGACCGTGTATCTCACCCGGAATGTCGATGCGGGCGTGACCGTTGCCGTGGACTGTATGTTCCTCTTCGCACCTCCGCAGCAGGGCACGAATGGGCAGTTCTTTCAGATCATCGGCGGCGGCACGGATTGGCGCATCGGTGACCGAATGACCGTAGCGATCACGAATGACTACGCCTCGTCGGTTCTGTCCTACACGGAGCGGTTCTTCGCGCCGTTCGCCAACGGCATCGAAGTTCCGACGAGCGGATCGCCCACGGTGAACAACTCGGTGATTCCGTGAGTGTGACGGCCTCCACGACGCTCGAGACCTTCTTCGCCGCCCTGTCGGCGCGGATCGTCGCACAGTTGCCTGCCACGCTTGCGGGCACGCGGGCGTTCGTGGTGGACAAACTGCGCCTCCAGTCGAGTGCCGCGCCGAGCATTCAGATCGAGCCGTTGAGTATTCAGACGATTGGCGAGCAGTCGAGCGTGAATGCGATGACGATGGAGTACAAGGTTCACGCCGTG